ACCAACGCAGAAGGGCAATACACGCCACAAACGGCTTTTCCTGAACCGCCGAAGCCACATCTATCAGAAGATGACTACAAGCCTAGAATTGAAGATAGACCCGAAACCGCGCCAATATATGACGGCGTAAACAAATCAATAACCGCCATGCCTTGGCCTTCTGCTTGCGTAAAAAGTGATAATGGCTGTAATTGCTATACAGACCAAGGGTCTAAGATTGCGGAAATCAGCAAAAAAACCTGTTTAAGCTATATCAAAGATGGCTTGCCGTTCAATCCTTATAAAGCCAAAAAGACCGAAACAGCAGAAGTTAAAGAAACCGCGGAAGAAATAGAAAGGCCACAAGTTTTATCTATGGGCGGTAAAAGTCAACAGAATCTAATGTATGACGGCTATGTTGAAAAAGGAAACGAAATAGGCGCACAAAATGGCGCTAAAACAGGTTCATGAATTCCATCAGGATTGAACCTAAACCAATAAAACAACCATTAATCAAGTCAGGGGGAGGACGTCCAGAAAGATTTGTAAAGACAGCCTTATCGTCTTTATAAATCTTTTTGGATACCCCTTGACGCTAGCCCACCCAAAAACGCTTTAAAGAAGGGTTGGTGCGGTTTTTTGCGCCAACCCCTGCCACATGGCGAATGTCGCCGAAGGCAAGCAAACGATAAGCTTCAAGCCCTGAATGAGTAAATCAGCCCATTGAGGGCTTGGCGTTTGACGAAACACCAAGTAAAGCCCACGACTTCGTAAGTACGGCCAAGGCGTACAGCTTGTAGCAAAGATAGAAGCGTGGGCTTTCGTACATCTTAAGTTTGAACACTATCTAGGGCAAAAAGCCCGAATTAATAAGGTTAAACCATGTACTTAGGAATAGACGTTTCAAAGCTCACAATAGATTGCTGTTTGATTGCAGACGGCCAAAATCATCAAAAGAAGTTTCAGAACAACAAAGGAGGATTTGAACAATTAATAAAGTGGCTACAAAGTCATAAAGTAACCGATAAGCTCCATTGCGTTTGCGAAGCAACAGGCACATATTACGAAGCATTAGCCGAATATCTTTATTCACGATATACAATTACCGTAGAGAATCCACGAAAGATAAAAGGATATGCGATAGCAGAACTACAACGATCCAAAACAGACACACAAGATGCAAAGTTGATAGCCCAATATTGCCAAGACCGAAAGCACAAATTAAAAGCATGGCAACCACCGGCAAAAGAACAGAAGCAATTACAAGAAATCGCCCGATATTTAGACCATCTGAAACAGCAACGCGCAACAGAAAAAGCCAAACAACACGAAGCACCCGACTACATCAAATCCCATATTCAAACAACTATTTCAAACCTGACAGCACAAATAAAGACAGTCAAAAAGCAATTACTCCAGTTCTACAAAGACAATCCAAGTTACAACAACCTGCGCAAAAGGCTGAAAACAATAACAGGCATAGGCGAGCAAGCGACAGCCGTATTGTTATCAACCTATAAAAGACATGAATTTAAAAATGCAAAACAGTTCACGGCATATCTAGGCCTAGACCCTAGAAAATATCAATCGGGAACAAGCGTAAACGGAAAAAGCAGAATATCAAAAATCGGAAGTTCGGAAATACGGAAAAGCCTTTATATGCCTGCCGTTGTCGCATATCGTTGCAATGCCTTTCCTGAATTTGTAGGCCGTCTGAAAAATAAGGGAAAACATATAAAGCTGATATTAATCGCCATCATGCGGAAACTGGCGGTAATAGCGTTCACACTTTTGAAGAACGGCCAAGATTTCCAAGTGGAAAGATATAAATAGATTTAACGCGGCCAAAAGCCTGGTAAATTTTTAATTTATTGAAAATAAAACATAAATCAAAACATTAAAACCGTTTGAAACAAAACAAACACCCCGAACAAGTCGGGGTGCGTATTCTTGCAACGTCAAGAAATGTAAAGCTATTTGACTGTGCAATACACTATCTTTGCTTTATAGCAAACTCAAAATTTACGCCACGAAATCCAAACCTATGTCCAACGAGCGGCTGCTGTGGGTCAGGTAGCCGAGGGCGATGCCGTCCACGCCGGTTTGCGCCACGCGTTTCAGGCGGTCGAAGCCGATGCCGCCCGATGCTTCGCAATAGATGGTGTGGGGATGGGCGGTTTGCGTGTGGCAGCGGTTTGCCGCTTCTTTCAGGGTTTCGTCGTCCATGTTGTCCAGCAAAATCCGTTC